TCTAATAACTTTCCTAAGTACAGTGCATGGTTTAAGAAAATATTTGATGAGTCAGGAAATCGTAGATTGAACCAAGCTGGAGAACCTGTTAGTTTAGAAGTAATTAACTTCTCTGGTATGCAGGTAGGGAATATGGATGGTAAGAAGACTACAAACCTTTCAGCTGATAGTAAACTAATTCAAGATTTCTTAGGATTCTTGAAAGACGCTACCTTTGAAAACATAAGGGTAGGAGCTAAGAGTAGTTCATTTGCTACTAGAATCAAAGGTAACATCTCTGAACGTACTTACTTTAAGAGAGACGAGTTTACTAATAAGGAAGATGGTAAGGCCATGTTGGCAGGTAGTGTGATAACTCAAATGAGAGACTACTTAGACTTTGAACTATCTAGAATGTTTGATGATAGAGCACAGTCTACTGCTAAGGAAAGAAGAGGATTCAACTTTATTATATTTAAAGATATCCTACCTGAAGACCTTCAAACAGAACTAAAAGAATTGGTAAGAGTAGCAGATTCTAAAGAATCGCTTCTTGATGCTGTAGGTACTTTGTTTGCACCTGGTCGTGATACTAAGTACGGTGTATTTGTAGGTAATGTAGAAAGATTTTATAGTTCTCAACTTACAACCTTCCGTAGTAGTCTTGCAGAGATTATTTCTCAAGGTAAACAAGCAAGTTTTGCCGCTGAGTTTAGTAAGCTCAACTATGATCCTAGTATCAAGTATACAGACGAAAACATCAATGCAATGATACTTCACTATTTGGCTAACTATAATGTTCACCAAATAGAGTACGTTCATACTATAGTAGGAGATCCATCTAACTTTAATGTAAACCCAGAGGACAACAACTGGCGTGAATTGTTTAAGCGTTTGGGTGCATCCATATCTCCAGGTAAACAGCCACACTTAGATGATCAGACTTTCTTGTCTTGGAACACAGATCCTAAGTACGCTCGTTTACTTGAGAAAGAAAGAAAAGGTTCATCTAGGAATTACGATGAAAACTTTAAATACGTACAGTTTAAAGATCTACCTTCTTTTACTTTGGAACAATCTACTGTACTGAGAAAAGAAATTGAAGATGGATTTGTACAATGGAAACTTAGTCTTCTTCCTAAAAACGCAAGTAAGGTTAGAAAGGCAGAAGTAACAAAAGATGCTGTAGAGGAAATTAAATTAAACTTAGATGAGATGTTTAGTCAGAAGAAGGAAGCAGATGCTCAGGCTTACGCTAACCTTGACTTTATTCGTTTCTATCTTAACTCTATTGGAGAGTGGCCTTCAGAACTAGAAGAGGCTTACAACCATGAAGTAAAAGTACTTAAAGCAATTCAAGCATATAGAAGCAACAAAGGAACTAAGCAAGAAGTCCTTGATCTTATTAACCAATCAAACAAAGGTATTCTTACTTCTTTGAAGTTAGGTTATTATGGTTCTCCTTTAGAGAATACTAAGTATGTTTCTTTGGGTAAATACTCCGTGTTTAACTTACTTCCTTCTGCTGTGTTTGATACAGACTTAGAAGGTTTTATGTTGGATATGTTTGATAAGGGTGTAGACTTTGCTACTTTTGATTCAGGTAATAAGATGGCTAGTCCAGTAGAGTCTTTACCTTTCTACAAAGAAGGAGAGTCCCTGAGTGTTACTAAGATACCTTCTGAGAGTGTTTTGACTTTCCCAATCAAAGGACTTCGTAGACAACAGTATATAGCTCCTAAGTTTAAAGGAGAAGCAACTTTGTCTACTCAGTTAGTTAAATTGTTGTTTGGAGACTTCTACGTTGATGGACAGATTAATCCACAGTTTGCAGGAATCAAAGATAAGATGGATGCATTACAAGGTACATTCATTACAATGATTCAGAATGTTGTAAATGCGGAGAAAGCTAAGATCTATACACAAATAGAAGCTGAAACAAATAGCGAAGGAAACATTACTTCATTCTCTGTTCCTGCATTTAAAGAATGGTTATTCAAAGAGTTTGATAAAAAAGACATTCCTAACTCTGTATACCTTTATATTGATAGTTTAGACGAGAATAGTTTTGCTAGGTCCCTGGATGGTTCTGCACAACGTAATCTAGTAGAAAGTGTGATTACTTCTGCTTTGTCTAAGCGTGTACTCAGACCTAAGATGTTTGGTGAGGCGTACATTCAATTGGCTTCTTCTGGATTCAACAACTTAGGGACTCGCTTTACTAAGCCTACTGCAGAACAAGTCGCTAAACACGGAACTTCAGGTTTAAGAGATTACCGTGTACAAAACGGAAAGACTCAACCTGCAGATATTAAAATCTCTTTTAATCCTAAAAAGCATCAGGCTTTACTTAACTTAGAGTTTGAAGGGCAACGTATTGGAACTCTAGATAGGTTAAACTTAGCATTGATGGATGATGCTTGGGTAGCGGAACATTCTGACAAGATTACTATTGTAGGTGTACGTATTCCTGTACAAGGATTCAACTCTATGGAATACTTTAGAGTAAGACAGTTTCTACCTACTGCTGCAGGTCCTGTAATCATTGTTCCTCCTTCAATTGTAACTAAATCTGGATCTGACTTTGACATAGATAAATTGTTTATGTATGAGCCAAAGCTAGATGAAAACGGTAACTTGATAGATGATGCAATAGTAGATTCTTCTGACTTTACTAATGACATGTTAAATAACATAAGGGAACGTGTTATTAACCTCCAAGCAAAGAAAGAGATTAAAGAGTTGCTTAACAACACTGGTGCTTACTTTGTAAAAGGTTTGTACGAGCAAGACATCAAAAACTTAAAAGGTGTTCTTTATGACCTATCTACTAGAAAGGCTTCTTACGATGATCCTTTAGTAGAAGGTGCTCACTTACGTATAAAGATGTTGATTGCACGTATTGAGCAACTTAAAGAACAGAATCCTACTCTTGTAACTACGCTTGCTAGTCTAAAGGCAATTAACGAAGATCTTAATGGTCTACAGGCTTACACTCCTCAGAACATTAAGAATATCTCTTCTAATAGAATGATTGGTGTTATCTCTGATGTATTGTCTGAGCCTGCACTTTATTCTAGATTTACTAAGCCTAACGCTAATACTATTCTTCCAGCTATTGCAGATAGGTATCTTAAGATGAGAGGTACTGGAGGTAAGATAAGCGGAAGTTCAATGTTCTCTCCTATGACTTCTGTACAGATCTTTAACGAGAATACGTTGGGTAAGAAATCTTTGGGTGTAGATGCTAAGGTAAATGCTTTGCATAAGTTGTTTCAACAAACAGGCTTACGTTTTACAAATACCTTCTTAACTAATAATTATTATTTAAAGTCAAACAAAGACGATAACGGATCAATAATCCTAGGAGGATACTTTGACGCAGACAATAATAATCTTATCTCTGATGTAATTAACGAGTTTATTAACGGACACGTAGATATCGAGAAGGAAGACTGGATTAACTACTTTAACTCAGATAAAGCACGTACTCCTATCATTCTTCAGATGGTACTTAATGGTACCCCCGTTGAGGACGCTATTCTTCTTGTTAACCAACCTATCATTCAACACTACTTAAGAAGTTCTAAAGTAGGTGATGTAGGAGCTAGTCTGGGTCAGAAGGGCAAAAAAGCTACCTCTTATATCCTAGACGGATTAAAGACTCTTGGTATCAAGCCTATTATGCAAGAATCTATGCCTACTATGGTTGATATGGCTCAGACTATTACTATGATTCTTAACACAGATTACTTTAGTAAACACCTAGTAAACTTTAGTGAAAAGAATTATCCTCCATATGTAAGGAATGATCGTAAAGGATTTGATGCTATTAATGAAACTGCAAAAAAAGGAGATAGAGAAGCTCAATCTCAGTTGGCAGCTCAGATAGCTTTCTTGACCCAGTATATGATTGTTAAAGAACAGAATGATAGTTTGCTTAAACTTACTGCAAATGTCGACTTTAACACAAACTCTTATAGGAGTATTACAGACTTCTTCAGTAATCAATATGGAGTACAGGAAGCAAGAGATAAATTTAACGATGATGCAGTAGACAAAATACTAAACAATAGTGTAGTGTCTCCATTTAATATTGTTGACGATGCTTTAACTATCTCTGGTCAATTGTTTGATGTAGTCAGTCTTCCTGTAATCCAAGATAACATACAAGAGTGGTTGAAAAGTAAGACTTTCTGGGGTACAGAAAAGAAGCTTAAAGAAGTTAACACTGTATTTAATGGTTTCATGCATCTTCTTATCCAAGAGTATGGAACAGATAAGACTAGAGCACTTTATAGACAATATGGAAGAGAAGCAGGTTTCTTTAAAAAGAGTTCAAAGAATAACCTAAAGAGTGAATTCATTCGTCTATTCAGGGATAACAAAAACCAAGAGCTAAAAGACTTCAGTCGTAATAACTTGTTCCTAAGTAACTTTACTACTACCGATATCAAAAACAGTGATCGATTCTACATTACTATGAAGACTAATGAAAAAGATCCTGATACAGTAGACGCAGTTCAGAAAGCCTTTATGGATGGATTGAATCACCCTAATCCAGAAGTAGTACAGTTCTTTAGTGATGTGGCTAATGCAACCATTGTAAGTCAAGGATTCAATATTCGTTATAGAAGTATCCAACCTTATCTACCTATTCAATCTTATATTGATGTAGCAGCAGGTTTATCTGAGACTCTTAAAGCAATGAAGACTTCCTACAATGAAGCAGAAGATAAATTTAACTCACCAATAGCTAATTTGTTAACGGATCATATTACTACTTCTATAAAGTTAAATGAAGGAAAGCCAAAAAATGAAGTAGATAAATTCTTTCCTTTATACACCAAAGAAGAAGTCGCTAAACGAGAACCTGCTAACACTACAGATCTTTTACCTGGAGAACAAGATGAGTTTACTGGAGATCCTGATGTTTACGATGCAGACGAGTTCTATCAAGAGGACAGTTTAAATGCTCCCGTAATAGAATCTACTCAGATGACTATTGCTAGAGCACCTAAGTCTTCTACACCTTCTAAGACAGACTCAGAAACTGTTCGCTGCAAAACTGAAAATTAACTTATATTTGAAATACTAAAAACTTGAAATGAGCAAAGCTTGTATTATACACGTAAACAATCCTATATCTACTGAAAGACATCCTTCGTTGTTGGGTTATATGTTAACCCAACTAGACTTCGATGATCAATACGTAAAGGATACTCTTGATGCAGTCTATGACAATGCAAAGAATAATTCTTGGGGAGTACTAAAGTCTAGAAAAAGTATTAGCCCTAATCCTGAACCTGACGTAGAAAACTTTTTAGGTTTGTCTGGTATCCAAGTAGGACCTAGACAACTTTCTTACATGAAAGAAGTTCAGAGATTCTATGATGATCATGGGATGACTTTAGATGAGCATTACAACGTAACTCAGTTAGAGCAGTTTATTGAGGATACTAAGGATTATAATTCATTTGCTTTTGAGATAGAAGTTGTAGACCCTAAGTTGCCTATAGGCCAACGTACTTATAGACTTACCCCTATTACTTATAGTAATGGTAAGACTATGGATATGGTGCAGTCCTATGAGTTAGAGATGCTTGAACTGAAAGCCTCTGATGGAACAAGCAAGTTGGAACACCTTAAGCCTTATCTCGATCTTGCAAAACCTGACGTGTTTGATACATTAACTAAGATTGTTAATGACCCTAATACCCCTGTATACCAGAGAGAGATTTTAAAAAAACTTGCTAGGGTAGCAGAATTGAATCCAGACTTAGGTTTAAGTTTCTTTAAGGGAGCTACGTATACTGAGAAGTTTGATCCTATTAAAGATGGAGTAGGCATAGGACGTTATTCTAGATTCCAACAAAAGATATTGTTAAGTCCTTTTGCACTGGCTAGTCTTGACTTAGATTCTTTTAGACGTTTGTTTATTCATGAACTTGTTCACTCAGTTACTCTAGGTGCCTTAAAGGATCCACAGAATGAGACAGATCGTAAACTACTAGAAGGTCTTACACAAGCATACAACTATTATAGAAACAAGTACTCTAACAAAGAGTTTATAGATCTTTATTATGGATTGCTTGGTGTAGATGAATTTGCTAGCGAGTTTCTTAGTAACCCTGCGTTTAGGGATCTTCTAGAAAAAGCAGAGCCTGAGTATGCACAAAACATATTTGAAAAGATATGGGCATTCTTATTAGAGAAGCTCGGCTTGAATAAGGTTAAGACTTCGGTTGCCCCTACTCAAGAAGATGTAGAGAAGATTCTAGATGATTACTTTGAACAGGTTGTATTTGCACAAGACTTAAATTTAACTAGACCTTTTCAGGAAGAAGACGGAGCTAATTATCAGATGAGTCCTATGCAGATTGCTGAGGCAGATGAGTACTTAAAGAATAACTCAGAGTTTCAAACTCGTCTATCTAATTTCCTAGACGGTGACTTTATTGACTGGCGTAAAATCTTTATGGAAGCAAATAACGTAAAGATTAATTTACCTCTACTTTATAAATCCGAAGAAGCCTTACAGAATGTTTCTGTAGGAGATGCTAAAGAAGCTTTTAGGTCTTTGGTTACTTACTTCCATGATACAGCAAAATACCTTCGTTCTTTGCAGTTGTCTATGGATACTATGTCTGCAAGTGGGGTACACACAGATGAAGAGATCTTTAGACAAGCCTACCATGCTCGTGAGTTAGGAGAACACTTTAAGCAGATTATGAGAGAGTATACAGAGATTATGGGAGATACAGGAACAGGTACTGTTCTTAATGCCCAAATCAGAAACATAGAAGCTCTCGCTAACTCTCTTACTCAAGACTACTTTAACAAAGCTACTAGGGCTATTTCTAAGAAACTAGCTAAAGAAATCGCTCCACAGACTGAATCTATTAGAGCATCTGTACAAGCAAATATTGTTCAGTTTGAGAAAAACTACGAAGCAGCTGTGTCTGCAGGTAATAATACTTTAGCTCAGAACCTTAAGAATAAAATTTCAGAAGAGAAGAAAAAACTAAATGACCTAGCAACAGAAGAGAATCTTGCTAAGGCTTTCTCTGGCAAGTTAAAAGACATTAATCTATTTAGTCTTTATACAGAGTCTGCTGCCTTGACAGGTAATATTATTACTGGTACTGTAGGTTCTTTTCTTACTAAACTGTATGATGAGGCTAATGCTGAGTCTATTGCTTTGGAGAGAAAGATGCGTCAGCTAGGGGATCGCTTAGAGAAAATTACTAGACTTAAAGGAGGAAGAAACTTAACAGGATTAGATTTCCAAAACACTTTTGGTCCATATATACGTAAGGTAAAAATACTAGAGATTAAAAAAGGAGAACTTACTTCTAGAGAGACTCTAGTGTTTAACACAGAGATGGATGAGATAGGTTATCAGAATGACAGGATAACTTTGATTCATGCAATCCAGACTCTTAAGAATCAAAAGAATCAAACTCCCGAGATTAAAGATCAAATTAAAAAGAAAGAAGACGAGTTAGTAAACTTACAGAACGAGTTTGAAGAAAGACCTTTCATTGATGAATACTACCGTATCCAAGATTTGCTTTCTGAAGAGGCTAAGAATGCTCGTGAAGAGATAATAGAAGAGATGCGTAAGATCCAAGCATCATCACTAGACGAAGAGAACAACGAAGAGGAGTTAGATAAACTAGAAGATCTTAAGTTACAATTAGATCGTTTAGAGTCTGATACAGATATAATGGGTGTTCTTAAGGATGAAAAAGGTTTAAGAATTGCTGCTAGTATCAGAGAGTGGAAGAAGGAGAAGAATGCTGCAGAACTTTATAAGTATGAGTTAACTGAAAACAATAAAAACCTATTCAATGCTCAGCTGAGAAAAAAACAGTCTATCCTAGATAGAGCACAGTTAGAGTATGATGATGCTGTAGCTACACAACAGACTCAAGAGGTAATAGAGGCTAAGAAGACAGTATTAGACGCTGTACAAAAAGACTACAATGTTTGGAGAGCTAACAATGCGGTAAGAAAGATTAGTCCAGAATTCTATACAGAGAGAAGGGCTATCCTAGAATCTATTGCGGCAATCCAAGCTAAGATTAGCGACACTTCTATTAGACCTGTTACTGAGATTTGGGATGAGATGTTTAGCCTGCTTAAAGGATTTAAAAACTCAGATAACATCTATGATGGAACTAAGATCCCTACAGATACAGTTACCGTAGAAGAGAATGGAGTAGTAAGAGAAGTTAACATTCCTATTCGTATTGCAGAACTTGAAGAAGAACTAGAAGATGCAAAAGAAGCATACAAGGAATTAGTATCAGAAGGTCTTGATAGAAAAGATAGAGCAAGACTTAGGGATTTGTTTTCTGAGTTATCAGATATGCAAGAGAAAGTATATACTCCAGCATACCAAGAAGCTTATACATCTAAAGTAGCAGAACTTCGTGCTAAACTTTCTGCATCTAATCCTTCTAAGTATTCACAAGATCCTACTGGAAAAGTATTGACTGAGGACGCTAGAGAGGCTTTGCTTACTACTGATTGGTATAAGATGAATCACAAAAAGATTTATCGCTACAATGAAGCTGCTCAAACTTATATAGAAGTAGATGAACCTTTGTTTTATTGGATGACAACAGAGCCTACAAACAAAGACTACATAAGTTATAATGAGCCTTCCTTCCGTTGGAAAACTATTACTATCAATCCAACTTATAGAAAAGACATTGTAACACAAACTAAGCGTTCTAAAAGAGTCGCTTTAAATCCTACTAAGACTAAGTATCAAAACCCTGAGTACTCTAAATTAAACTCAGAAGAGAAAGAACTTCTTAAGGACATCCTAGCTACATACAATGAGATGCAGAAAGGAACTCCTAGAAACCTTAAGAAAGGAATTGAACTTCCTTCAGTAATGAAAGAAGGTCTTGAGTCTTTAGGTAATAAAAAGTTCGGTACAATTGGAGCACAAATTAAAGGTACTTTAAGTAACTTAATGGATAATGTTACTTTCCAGAATGATGAGGATCGAGCAAGAGATGATGAAGGGTCTATGATGAATAAAGTTAATCGTAGATTATTCTTGCGTTACAATTCTCCTATAGGTGCAGATAAGATGAGTGTAAACTTCATCAACAGTTTAGCTATGTATGGCACAGACTTAATTAGATTTAAGAAAGCCTACGCTAATGCTCCTTACCTATATGGTATCCAGGACGTATTGAACGAGAAGATGCCAGGTAGTCGTGTACAGAAAATGGTTACTAACCTCTTTGAACGTAAACTACAAGGTAAGAGCAGAAAGACAATGAGTAGTAACAAAGCTGTTAGGGCATTGGAGTGGGGAGTAGATAAGTCTCTTGGAATTGGTGCAGAACTCGCTCTTAGTCTTCGTCTGCCTTCAAGCTTAAAGAACTTTGGTGCAGGTACTATTAACATCTTTGAACAACTCAAGACTTACGATATAGATAAGAAAGATGTAACTGTTGCTATGGCTAAAAACGCTAAACACTTACAAGACTTATTTAGATCTTATGTAGAAGACGGTATAGATTCTCCTTACATTCAGAAGATGAGATACTTTAACATTATGGTTGAAGATCATTTGACTGAATCAGGTAAGCGAGTATACGCAAGTGAACTAGAAAAAGCAAGCAGAAGATACAATCCTTTTTACATGCTTTCATTCATTAGAACCTTTGGTGAATTTGAAATGCGCAGTGGTGTAGCAGAAGCTATGTCTAAGCAGTTCTCTATCGAGATGAATGATGGTACATTCAAACCAATTATGGATGCCTATGTAGTAGAGGACGGTGTGATGAGGCCTGACCCTAACATCAAAGACATAGAGTCTTTCGTAGGTACTGAGACAGCATTTAGACAGAAAGTAAATGCGGTTAACTCTTTGATTCATGGAGCTTATTCTGCTATGGACAAAGGAGAATACTCTCGCTATACATTTGGTCGCTTAATCGGTTACATGAAGGGATGGTTTACTTACCAATTCATAAGAAGGTTTGGAACACGTAGAATGTCTTACGGAGCAGGTATGGAACACCAAGGTTATTTTAGAACTTTAGCTCAAGCAATTAAGATTCTATTCCAGAATAGATTCTCTTTGGCTGCTTTAAATAATCTTATGACTCCTCAGGAAAAGTCAGAGGCAATGTCTGCTGTTTATGACATGCTTGTATTGACTGTAAGTACAGGTATTATGATGGCTCTAAACTCTTTGATTTATACAGATGATGACGATGATGAGAATGTTTGGGGTGCTTACTTCTTACTTTATAATCTATTATTAATTGAGGATGAGTTGAATACTTTGAATCCAATATTTGGAACAGCATCTATTATCCACTCTCGTGTTCTTAATAACGTAGACGGTAAGAGCATAGGAGAGTTTTACTTAGAGAAGAATCTAATCCTTCCTCTTCAGGGATCTTTTGAAGCTATGAAGCTTATTGGTAACTTCATAAATCCTATGGATGATATAAACATGTTTGATGAGTATATTGAGAGGAGTAGGACAGGTAAGATTCTTAACCCTAAAAGGTATAAGCCAGATCCAACTTTGAAAGGTCAGTATGAGTTATTTGCTAGATTAGAGAAGATGTTTGGATTAAGTGTTTCTGCAAACTATGCGACTAACCCTGAGTTTATCTATCGTAAGTATGAATCAAGAAACCCACGTTGGTTTATTGAGACTTTAGATTCTGAATTAAAAGGATCTAAATCAGACATAAGTTCTATAGATAAACAGATTAAATCTATGAGAAGACAAATGGATTACTTAGAAGACTCTGATACCAAAGCTTCATTGAGTTCTCAGATAGAAGACCTAGAAGCAAAGAAAGATAAAATAAAAGAAAAGAGACAGCAACTATCTGACTTCCAACAAGAAGTACTTAGAAGATAATCTCTTGACTTATTTTTTTAATAGTTTACTTTTGTACTACGGGCCTAAAAAGCCGAGTACTTAAGTACTGTAACGATAATTAAACTAAATTAAACTAAATATAATTATGGAAAATAATGATTTGCTTAAAGAGCAGGCCAAACGTCTAAGACAGATTGCTTCTAACACAGAAGAACCCCAAGACGTATCTAGAAGTATCGCCCTTACAGGGTCTCTTACTGCTCTTCCTTCCGAGTGTTGCAAGTTTGTAACTTTAATGAACACTACGGGAACTACTGTAAGCTTTACAGTAAATAATTCCATGTCTGGAACTTCAGGAGCTACAGTTGTTTTACCAAACAACTCAGGAGTAAGTATAGATACCCCTAATACAGTAAACGTAAAAGTACTAGGTACTGGAACTCTGTATTACATTGTATCTCAATAAGTTAGCCTTTATTAGGCTTAACTTTATTTAAACTTAACTTACCATTATGGCTCGTATAGGAAAATTTTTCTTTTTTGATGGCTCAGAAAACTTAGCCACTGTCTTCTATTATCATGTAAGATCTAATGGAGGAGTAGTAGAATCTATAGGCTGCGTAGATAATACGCCTAGCTTTTTAGAACAATCTTCTTTTCTTTTATCTCCAAGTGGATACAAAGAAGATACAGTATACACACAGAAACCTATAGGAGCAACAGGTAACTTAACTTTTACCAGAGGATCAGATGCTTGGAGAACTAACGTACAAGGTCTTGTACAAAGAACTCCATACAATTTGTTGCAAAGGAGTGAGGAGTTTGACAATGGGATTTGGACAAAAACGGGCTGCACAATATCTACTAATGTAACATCTGCACCTAATGGAACAACGACTGCGGACAAATTAGTTTCTACAAATTTGGCAACGGGTTCTTCTGTATATCAACAAGGTACAATCATAGCAAACGCATCATACACTTTTTCTATTTATGTAAAAGCAAGTGGGGCGAATTGGATTCAATTGATTGCAACGGGTACAACTATATCTTCACCCGCTCGGTTGTGGGTTGACCTTTCTAATGGTGCATTAGGCACTAATAACGGAGGGTTTTCGATAGCAAGTGTAACTAATGTAGGGGATGGTTGGTATCGAGTGAGTGGCTCGTTTACAATGTCATCAACTGCAACATTCTCAAATTTGTTTTGTGCATTAGCAACGGGAGATAATATCAATGCATTTAGTGGCGATGGAACATCGGGAGTTTATATTTGGGGTGCTCAGTTAGTTGAAGGAGTAGATCCATTGCCTTACTTCCCAACTACAGATAGATTAAATGTATCTAGGTTAGATTATACTTATGGTACTTGTCCTGCTTTACTGTTAGAGCCTCAGAGGACGAATTTGGTGTTGCAAAGCCAAGATTTTGATAATGCGAGTTGGACGAAAGTGGGTTTAAGCGTAAGCGCAAACACAACAACTTCGCCTGATGGAAATACAAATGCGGACACTTTAACATCTACGGCAACAAGTGGCGTTATCATTTTACAAACACCCACAATCGTAAGCGGAACGACATATAGTACCACATTTTACGCCAAACAAAATACGCAAAGATTTGTTTATATACGCTTCACATCAAATGCCTCTAATCAAAACTATGTAAGCGCAGTTTTTGATTTGCAAGATGGCACATTAGGTGAAACATCAGTAGGAACAACATCGGGTACATTAGTAAGTGCAACCGCTACAAGTTCGGCTAATGGTTTTTATAGAATCACTGTAATCGCCTCAATCAGCCGTACTGATGGGAATGTTGGAGTAGGTTTTGCATCCGCAAAAACTGGAAATACCTTTAATAATTTTGGTGCAATAACAAGCGCAATAACGAGCGGCAATTCTTTTTTTGCCTATGGCGCACAACTCGAAGTGGGCGCTTATCCTAGTTCCTATATTAAAACAGAAGCAACCACAGTAACTCGCTTAGCTGATTCTTTCTCTCGTAATAACATATACACTAATAACCTTATAACCTCTGCAGGAGGAACTTGGTACGTAGAGTTAAGAAATAATATTCCTTATACCCGTGATGGATTCGGAGCATTGTATCTTGGAACTCAATTACTTACAACCTCAACAACTGGTGATGGTTTTTTAATACGAAGAAACGATACGAGTTTGGCAAGATTAACAGTTCAGTCTTATATAGCAGGTTCGGGAACTTCGTTGTACATAACACAAACTGATACAGTAAAAATTGCAATTAAGTGGAACGGTACTACCTGCGACGTTTTCCATAATGGAACAAAGCAAGTTAGTGGAGCATCATTCACTCCAACCGCAATGGAATTTTTAGGACATACAACTATTGTAGATGTCCCCAAGTTCATCCAATCAATGGCACTCTTTAACTATCCATTAAGCGATAGTGATTGTCAGTTGCTTACCACATAAATATTAAATAAACTCAAATAAAATTAAATAAATAAATTAACTTTTAAATAAAAATACGACTATGTCATACGGTAAAATATTTCCCTTAGGTGCTAGTGGAGGAATTGTAAACACTGGTGTTCTACAACTTCAAGGAGGAGTACCCTTAGATTCTATTCTAAGAATCATTACAGACCAAGTAAACACTGCTACTCCACTAAGGGTGTCTACTACATCAGTTACTAACTATGGGGCAGGAGCTGTACTTACTAATACTGCTTTTGGTAACGAGGCATTAATTACAAATGTTACAGGATCGGGAATAACCGCATTTGGTTATCAGTCACTAAAAGTAAATACGAGTTCTAATAACTCTGCCTTTGGATTTCAATCCCTAATTAACAATATAACAGGAACAGCAAATACAGCTATTGGATATGTTGCATTAGGAGGTAACGTAAGTGGTAGTGGTAACGTTGCTGTAGGACATGCTGCATTAAACTCAAATACTACATCAAGTAATACTGCAGTTGGCTTTGAAGCAGCAAACTTAAACATAAGTGGCACTGGTATTACTGCTATTGGGTATAGAGCCTTAAAAGTAAGTACAGGTAGTAATAATACTGCTTTAGGGTTTGAATCATTACTTATTAACTCTACAGGCAGTGGTAATACAGGTTTAGGATTTAGGTCTCTACTGAACATTACTACAGGTGGCGGTAACACCGCTGTGGGTTATGCTGCTTTATTAAATAATTCTGCCTCGAACAACGTAGCCGTAGGTTACGAAGCCGCAACCACCAACACAAGCGGAACGGGTATTACTGCTATAGGTTATCAGGCGTTGAGGGTGAGTACTGGTAGCAACAATACTGCTGTAGGTTTTGAATCATTATTATCAAATACTACAGGTTCAAATAATACTGCTTTTGGTCGTAGGGCATTATGGTCAAACATTTTGGGTGCTAACAATACAGCAATCGGAAACGGTGCTATGCAATTTAATACTGCGTCATCAAATACCGCTATTGGATACGATGCTGCAAACGCCAACACCTCAGGCACAGGCATAACCGCAATCGGGTATCAGGCGTTGACTGCGAGTACGGGTAATAATAATACTGCGTTAGGGTTTCAGGCGGGATTAGCAAATACAACAGGTATTGAAAATACATTTATCGGTTCTCAAAGTTCACTTGCAAATACAACGGGTAGCGAAAATTCTGCTTTTGGCTTTTCTTCTTTAAGGGGCAATACAATAGGCAATTCTAATGTTGCATTTGGTAGACAATCACTTCAATCGAATACATCAGGAAGTAGAAACATTGCTATTGGTGGAAATGCTTTATTATCACACACAACAGGTTCAGATAATACCGCTATTGGATTTGCAGTAGATTCGGGGAATTTTAGTGGCAGTGTAATTTTAGGTCGTGCAGCAACAGCGACAGCAAATAATCAGTTTGTAGTTGGTAGTGCTACTACTAACGCAGGTACTGTAGCAGCAGAAACAAACACTACTATTTCTTCTTGGGCTGTTAAGATTAACGGAACAGATAGAAAACTTCTCTTATTGGATACTGCTCAGAACGTAATTGACGTTAAACAAAGTGTTGCTGCTTCTACTTCTACTACTACAGTAAACTGGGCTAACGGAAACCTAGCGGATATTACGCTTACTTCTAGCACTACTTTAACCTTAAGTGCTCCAGTAATAGGAACCTACATAGTAAAGTTAACCCAAGGAGGAGCAGGAAGCTTCACAGTAACTTGGCCTGCTACAGTAAAATGGTCAGGAGGTATTGCTCCTGTATTGACTACTACTGCAGGTAAGATAGATATGATTACTTTAGTATGGGACGGAACCTCTTACTATGGTTCTTATGCTCTTAACTTCTAATTTAGCCCAATTAACTCAACTTAACTCAACTTAACCTAATTTAAAACAAAACACAATGTTTAACGGTCCAGTATTTAATAACGAAACTATACAATCTAATGCGAGAGCAGTAAATGCAGGAGGTATATCCGAAAGTTTAGACGAAGCAAACGCACTCTATTCTCGCTTAACAGGAGCTTCATTTGAGTTAGTACCTTCTTCTTTTGGAAGAGGGGTTCTTTACTCAGGAGCCCCAGGAGTAAACGGGGATTTAACTTGGACTCGTGGAGGTGATGCGTTTAGAACAAATGCGAGTGGGGTGATTCAGCGAGTGCCGTGGAATTTGTTGCAGAGAAGTGAGGAGTTTGACAATGCAATTTGGATAAAATCCAGTGTAACGGTCACATCAAATCAAGCCACATCGCCCGATGGGAATTTGACAGCCGATTTATTAACGCCAACAGGTAGCGATTGCGTTATAAGGCAAAGTATTACTCCATCAAGTGTAAGCGCATATACGTTTAGCGTGTGGCTTCGCTCTGCCACGGGTAGTGATATTTCAACTACGATAAGAGTTTGGAGAGATTCGCCATTTCAAAACATAACCAATACCGCAATAACAGTTACATCAACTTGGCAAAGATTTACACTGAATTTTACTCCCATTGATTTAACCTCACACGCAGTTGTAATTGGTGGTAGTTCAACTCTTTCGAGCGGAGAGAATTTATTTGCTTACGGCGCACAACTTGTAGAAGGCACAACCGCCCAAACATACCTCCCAACAACCGACCGCTTAAACTTTCCCCGTCTAGATTATACCTACGGCAGTTGTCCGAGTGCGTTGCTTGAACCGCAGAGGACGAATTTGATAACGCAATCCCAAAATTTTACTGATGTAAGTTGGTCAAAACTTGGACTCGGTGCAGGAAGCGCTCCCGTAGTTACAGCCAACGCAGGCATATCACCCGAAGGAATTAATAACGCTACAAGGGTTCAGTTTAATTGTGGAGGTACAACAAGTTCGGATAGGAGTATTTTGCAAAAAGCATCCGTATCTATTACCAATACAACCAATTATGCAGCCACAATTTATGTCAAAGCATATTCATCGGGGGAGGTTGGTAAGCAGTTGCGATTTATTTCCGAAAGTGCCGTAAATCAAATTACAATCACTTTGACTGATTCTTGGCAAAGAGTTTCAACAACGGGAGTATCTAACGCCATTTTAAGTAATTATTTAATTGAAACACGGGGAACATTCACAACAAATACAACTGCGGATATCCTCATCTATGGCGCACAACTTGAAGCAGGCGCATACCCAACCACCTACATACCAACTACATCAGCCACCGCAACCCGTGTTGCTGATTCGTTCAGCCGTTCAAACATCTACACCAATGGTTTGATTAGTGCGAGTGGGGGTACTTGGTTTGTGGAGTTGAGGGGGAATGTGGCGTATACGAGGGATAATTCAAGTGCGGGTATTTTTGTATCGGATGACATCAATAATACGGTAGGAAATAGTTTTTTCATCGCAGCATCGCCAAGCGATAGATTAAGAATTAGTAAGCGTGTAAGTGGGGTAGGTACACAAATTTTCTTAACAACAACAAACACCGTAAAAATCGCTATCAAATGGAACGGAAGTACTGCCGATGTGTTTGCTAATGGTACAAAAGTTGTGAGTGCGACATCATTCACCGCAACAAATATGGAATATCTAAATGCAATTAATTCCGATACTCCTAAATTCATCCAACAAATGGCACTTTTCCCCACACCCCTTTCCGATACTGATTGTGCTTCGCTTACGGCTGACTATACAGATGGTACTTCTATTGTAGGAGACTATGAAAGATATGTAAGCCAAAAATCTGGTGCAGTAGAAAACTTAAACGGAGTAACCAACCTAATACAAAACTTAAAATAAAAGAACATGAGTAAATTTTCAGACGCAACCTTATACTTAGCTCCCTCTGGTTATAAAGAAGGAATACTATTTCCTCAAAAACCTCTGTCTACTAACGGAGAGATAAGCTTTACAAGAGCTAGTAGTGCATGGAGAACTAATATAGAAGGACAAGTAGAAGAAGTTTGTTACAACTTACTTCAGTATAGTGAGGACTTTAGTAATGGGTATTGGTTTCAACAAAATACAACACTTACCACAAATACCACAACCGCACCTGACGGAACACTTACTGCAGATAAATTAATACCAAATACATCATCAGCGCAACACAGGATTTTTGGACAAGCAAATTTTTCGGGGGAAGGCGTTTTGTCCGTTTATGCCAAAGCTGATGGATATAATTTTTTATCGTTGGGTGTTGGTGGGGGTACTGCAGGGAGTTCTATATTTTTTAATTTAACAAATGGAACAATTTCAGGAAGTGCGGGGGGATACATACCATCAATTGAAAATGTAGGTAATGGATGGTATCGTTGTTCGTTGTATAATTCTACAATGGGTGGTGGCGTTACTCTAAGTTATTGGGTAATTGCCCGCCAATCAGAATCAACATCCGACTACATAGGCAACGGAACTTCGGGTATACTCATTTGGGGCTCACAGTTAGTGCGGGGAAGTTTGCCTAGACCTTATCTTTCTACTACCAATAGGCAAAACTTTCCTAGGGTAGATTACTCTTTGGGTACAGGTACTTTCTTATTAGAGCCTCAAAGAACTAATAGTATTCGTAATAGTACAGGAGTTGGAGCAGTTGTTGGAAGCCCAGGAACTATTCCCACTAACTGGTTTTCGACCAATACTGGCTTAACCAGGACAATTGTTGGTACTGGAGTAGAAAATGGGTTATCTTATATTGATCTAAAATTTAATGGAACAGCAACAGGAACAAGTGTAGGTGTTTATATTGATAATATCTCTTTGTCAGGTTCTCAAACTTGGACCTTATCAGCTTATGTAAAGCTTTTAAGCGGAGTATTTAATTCAAGTGCTATAGCTTGGGATGAGTATAATGGTGGTTCCTATATCGGAGGTAAAAATCAAACAATTTCAGTAACTAGTACATTAGACAGATATGTTTTGAGTGCTACAACTGCAGCAAGTTGTACTAATGCGTATCCTACTTTATATTTTTACGTGACTTCAGGATCTTCGTATGACTTTACCGTTCGTATTGCTCAACCACAAATGGAGTTAGGCGCTTACGTTACTTCTCCTATTTTTACCACTTCTTCAGCAGTAACAAGAATAGCTGACTCTTTCTCTAGAGGAAACATCTTTACTAACAATCTTATTAGTTCTAGTGGAGGAACATGGTTTGTTGAATTGAAAAATAATCTTTCAGTAACTAATACAACTACTGATAGAGGTATATTTATAGGAGATACTAGTGCAGGTATAGGCAATACTTTGAATATCCGAAGATTGAATGCAGGAAGACTTCAAGTAACAAAAGTGGTTGGGGGGTCGACAAGTTCGCTTTATACAACTACAACTGATGCCGTAAAAATCGCTATAAAGTGGAATGGTACTTCGGTTGATGTATTTGAAAACGGTGTGAAAGTTGTATCAGCGTCTGCCTTTACTACAACAAATATGGAATTCTTGGCTACTAGATCAGGAGAAGAGCCTTATCAAAATATTTCGCAAATGGCTTTATGGAGAACGCCATTAACAGATGCTCAGTGTCAGGAACTCACGCTTTAACAAAATTAAACTAACTTAAACTAAATTTAAATATATTTGAATATGGAATACTTAAAATATGAATTCGCAGACCAAGCATCTTGGTCAGAAAAGAAAGCAACTATCTGGGCAGAAGAGTCTGGATACAACAACTGTCACGTAGTAGAGTTAGGAGATATTGTTTTAACTCCTGCTACTTACGATGAAGAAGGTAACGTATTGACTCCTGCTGTTACTGCAGGTAAGTTTGGTGTAGACATCTTATGGGTAGATAGTGAAGATTCTGCTTTTACTAGTTTCCAAGTATGGCCTGCTCCATGTGGTGTACATACCTTTGCAGGATTAGAGTCTTTGTATGAAGCAGCATACTATGCAAAGTTTCCTGATCGTAAGCCAGTGGTTGAAACTATAGATGCTATTGAGACTCCAGTTGAACCTACTCCAACTGCAGAATAACATTAAAGATTAATTTAAGTCAGGCAATTGGGTCACAATTAATGTCTTAGAACCATTGACTAATTTTTTTATAAAACTATCTTTGTATAAATAAGACTAGGCTTGGTTGCCTGACTATATTAACTAATCTAAAATGAAAACTTCCTTCCTTCTATATTCTACTACTACTGTGTTGGCATTTTTGGGGACTTATTTTTTTAACTTAGGGGCTGACAACGTAGAACAGTACTTAGCCTTGGTTGCTGTCGTTTTTATTGATGGATTCTTTGGAGTATGGGCAGGTACTAAAAAGGAAGGATTCCAAACTAGAAAAGCTCTTAAGGTTCTTAAGACACTTTTCTCTTGGGTATTAATACTTACGGGTGTTTTAATGATTGAGAAGGGTTTTGATGGTACATTCTGGCTAAGCGAAACTTTCTGTGCCCCCTTTATTGTATTTCAGATAGTAAGTGCTCTTAAAAACGCTCACACAGTGGGAGTAATAAACAATAGTGTATTGTCAGAGATCCTAGAAAGAATAGATCAGCATAAGTTTGACCACAATAAATGAAAGATTTCTCTGTTAAACTTAACTTTATCTTTGTACTTGTAATCGCTTACTTACTCTATAAGTATGAGTACGTACAAGAACAAGATACCAATCAGGTAATTGCTTTTATAGATTCTATAGATAAAGCAAACGATACTTACTTTGAGAAGATAGACTCTTTAGAACACATCAAACATGAAGAGTTTCATAACTACGAAAAAATCACCCTTAAATATGACACCATCCAGATTGCTATTGATACTATGCCTGACATTGATGGCACAAAATACCTACTCACAATCTCTAGACAGCTTACCGCTAAAGGAATTGAATAACGAGTTCCTTAAGGGAATTCAAGCACGTGAGAGGGTAGTAAGTCTTAAAAAAATAATTAAGACAGATAGTACACAGTTAGTTTACTATAAGGATTCTTTGATTCCTAACTATCAAAAAGCATTAGATACAGCTAAAATAGAAATAGTTCGCCTAGATACTAAGGTAAGATCTCAAGCAGAAACTATAAAAACATTGAAGAATGTTTTGAAAGGTGGATTAATTGCTATAGCTTTGTTAACCATAGGGTTAATATTCTAATATATTTTAACCACCAAACCTATGATGCCAATCTCTAAACAGATTATCCGTCACTACATGGATAATCCAAACACAACCGAGACAGCTGTTGAAGTTGCTATCCGATTTAACTTTCATCCTGAACTTAGTAACGAGTTAAGAGGCAAGAAAGTTCGTGATTTAAAAAGAACAGCAGTAGCTAAACTAGTACGAGAAGACGCTTACCCAGATATTTCTCAATCTTCTTCCGATACTATAGGAACTTATAACGAGAATCTAGAAAAAGGTACCCTAGAGGTATCTAAAATAGTTTCTGAACAACCTAGATCCCCTGAAGAAATAATTAAAATCCACAAAGTAGACACTACTAAGTGGAAATTAGTTCAATACTGGAGTAAGGAAAAGAGTTCAGGCTGGTTAGTATCAGCTTTGTTTGCTCACGTCAAACCTGAAGATACTTTTAATGACGACATAGAAAGCATTCTAAGAGAGGTTTTCCTAGAATCTGGTATCGACATATACCCAACACCTAAAAAGTCTCCTGTAAGCGTTAAAAGAGGCTTATTTGTGTATATGAGTGACAAACACGTAGGTGCGCTTACACATCCTACTGCTCTTTACGGAAACGAGTATAACGAAAACGTCTTCGAAGAGAGAATGAACAAGACATTAGAAGAGATAGAAAGACAAGTTAAAACCTACGGAAGACTAGAAGACTTGTTTATTTGTGACTTGGGGGATTCTTTAGATGGTTGGAATGGCTACACTACTAGAGGAGGCCATCAATTACCACAAAACATGGACAATAAGGAAGCGTTTATGACTTACCTTTACGCTCATAAAAGGTTTTTTGATACTCTAGTAGAGAGGAATTTAGCTAATAACATTCATGCAGTAATGCAGACATGTGACAACCACGCTGGATCATTTGGTTACATAACTAACCAAGCGCTTACTCTTTATCTTAACACAGCTTATCCATTCATTAAAGTAACAATAATGGAGAAGTTCTTAGAACATTTTGACTATGGCAAACATACATTTATTTTTACTCACGGAAAAGACTCTGAGGATCTTAAACATGGTCTTCCCCTTTTCTTAACAGAGAAAGCAGAAAACTTCCTTAACAAGTATATTAATCACCACAGTTTAGGAGAGAATAAAAACATCTCCATAATAAAAGGAGACTTACATACAGAGAGTATGCAACAAGCCTATAAGTTTAGATACCGTAACGTGCTTTCAATGTATGGTTCTTCTAAGTGGATTATGAACAACTTTGGTCCAGGATATCCAGGAGTTTCTTTTGATTTAGTAGAAAAAGATACGGATTTAATTTATTCTTTTTATATTCGCTTTAAATAAAACTATTATGATTACCCTAGCAGATATAGATAAATTAATAAACCAATTCTACTTGGAGTCAGAGAAGGAGGGAAGGGTAGTGAGACCTAATGCAATTCTATTAACAGAGAAGCAGTTTGGAGCCTTACTAGAAGAGATGGGAGTCGAAGAAGAAGATGACGTAACAATAGAGAGCATACTAGGCTTAGATGTCATCCTAGCAGAAGGGTTAGAGTACCCAAGAGTAATAAGACTGTAATCAAGAAAATAATACAAATAAAAAGGGGCCCTATTATGAGCCCCTTTTTTGGTTGGTTTGTGAAAACTAAATAAACTAAAACTAAATAAACTAAAAATAAACTATGACTTAAACCTCTTGTGGTCCACCTGTCAAGCTAAAGAAAGCAAGAATTTCTTCTTTTACTTTCAACTCAACTACGATAGGCTCACTAGTGATTTCAAATTTAGTGATTTTTACTGGAACTTTTTGCTTAGTAGTAGGATCAATTTTATATTGATAGTCTACAGGGTTAAGTTTGTCTGCTGCTCCCTCAAGAACAATAGCTAAACCATTCTCTGTGGGGTAAGTCATCAATACTTTGTTGGTGTCAAATGAATAACCTCTCTTAATAACGAGTTCCATTTCCTCACCGTTCTCGATTTTTTCTCTTTCTGTGTAATAGAATAACATATCTTTTTTATTTTAATCCTTTAGCAATTCCTTTTACGGCATACATTTGTGCTGTTTCCAAGTGCTCTTGAGCAATTTTAAAGCATCTTACTTGCTCCATATATTCATCAGAAGTTACCGTATTTAAACTTCTTGATAACATTACTTCTCTTTCGCAAAAGTCAATAGCATCAGCCATCATACGTTTGAATGTTCCAATCTTGTCATCAGATGATGGATTGAAGTTGATGTGACATCTCTTTTCTCCGAGTGTCAACTGTCTTGGTTCTGGATTTGTTCCTTCGTTCATATAGCTTTTTATTACCAAACAATAGCAATGTCGCTGTCTCTTACCATAATCTTTTCTTCTCCTTCTACTTCTACTAGTTCAGCAGATTGAAGATACATGAGATTAACATAAACGAAGTCTCCTTCTTTTACGCTGGTTACTTCTTCTCCGATGGCGTATACTTCTAAACGCTTAAGGCTTGCCAACTCTTTCATATTCAATTCTTCTTCCATCTCTGGAGTCAACTGAATAAGTCTTTCTTCTCTTGTGGGACGATTGAGTAATACTCTGTGTCCTTTTACTGTGATGCTCATATTTTATTAAATGGTTTTTGCTTTAATTACTTCTAGTCCTGCAGTGACTAATAGTTCTACTCCTGAACTGTCTCTGTATTCCTCTAGATATACAAATGTAGTGATTCCACTTTGAATTATCAACTTAGCGCAATGCACACAGCATGCATGAGTACAGTACATAGTTGAATCTTCTGTACTGATAGGACTCTTGCATGCTTTAGTGATTGCGTTAGATTCTGCGTGTAGTACGGAATCTAGAGTTACGTCATTCTCTTCGCAGATGTTAGGGAAGCCGTGAATATTTCCATTATAGCCAAAGGAGATAATATTACCTCCTTTAACTATAAGACACCCTACCTGTAATCGCTTACAATAAGATTCTAAAGATATTCTCTTAGCTATGTCCAAGTAAAGACGAGCTTTACCTCCTACTACTATTGCGCTGTAAATTATTGGTATTTTGTTCATATTATTTTTTTACTAAAAACTCTTCTGGAAGGATAAACTTACATTCTTCTCTTGGGACTTCATAGAAATCTTCTAAACCTTTTCTTCCGTCTTTGCTGATATACTTCTCTACCTTATGTTCTTTCTTGAATATAACATCAGAGGGAGCCCATATAGCTCCATAGTTTACATCGCTTATGATAAAGTATATAAACCAATTATTTACAGCAAACTTTCTTTTTCGAGAAAGAAAAGAAACTGTTCTATAAAAATTCTCAGGAGTAGTTATAGATTTATCTTTTTTCATTTCGGCCTCAAACAAATAGATCTTTCCATTCTTTTGTGCGACTATGTCTATGTCATAGTCTTCTTTTTCTTTAGGAAAAATCTCATAGCCCTTACTAAAAATATAATGAGAAAGGAGTTGTATTCCCTTCTGATTATATGTGTCGTAGGAGTCTTGTATAAAGGCCAAGAGTTTAAGGTTTTAAACTTTCTTCAAATCTATAAATTTCTTTTGTAATATCCACCACTACTCCACTAAAGTTTATGTCTTTGTGTAGTAGCAATTTATAATCTTCAGAAAATTCTTGGAATCTACCTTGCTTAAACAACTCTATGTCTCTGTGATAAACCTTGTTAGGCTTGAATACATACATGATTCTTTCGTCTACCTCATAGTAGTCAAAGAAAGAATCAAAGCTAGTAATTTTTTCTTCAAACGCTTTAAAAGCAACAGTATCTACAGGTTCAAACAAAAAGAACAAACAGTTAGAATGCTTAGCCCTAAAACCGTAATCATCTAGATAAACATTAACTAAACCAAAATTATACAATAGTCTAGCAGCTTGAGCCCCTGAAGTAAATATCAGGGGACTCATAAACTTGGTTGTATTGTTAGTGTTCTCGTTCACTCCTATGTAATTAGATAATTCTGATACCGTCATTTTCGTAATCCTCTTTAGTGTATGCCCACAAATCGTTCTCAGAGTGCCATATAAGCCTCTCAATGGCTTGGTGGAAACCTTCGTAGTTCTTGCCTTGGAATACTCCTCCCATCTTACCTATAGTCATGGCTTCATCTGACAGCTCATAGATTAAGGGACTACCTGGGAACTTTTGGCTTTCTACGATAAATCTAAAGTTACTTACCTTTAAATCATCTCCGTAGATACTGAGATCTGTTTGCTTCAAAGCTTCTGTATAGAATGCTCCTTGAAAATCATAACGATACTTCATAAGGGTGTCTGTCCAGAAGTTTAAAGAAGTAGTAGTCGTCTTTAGGTCAATAGGATAGAGGATGTTGTTTACTACATCTACGACTACCAAATCTAATAAACCCTTACACTTAACTCCTAAATATTCGAAACTAAGGGCTTGTTGGGTAAACACTTTGTACTGTGAGTTACCTTTTACAAACTTAGAAGTAAATGAGTGTGACTTAAGTCCTTCTGCGATGTTGATGATTAAAGCTTCTTGTGCAAAAGAGATTACTTTCTTGCCTTCTGCTGCAATCAAATCTTCGTAATAGGTCTTACCTTCTATTGCAAATCTTTCTCTTACCTTAGGGAGAGTATCTCGCTTAAACTTTGCTGCTTCATACGCAATAGTCTCAGCCATACTATCATTTCGGTTAGCATAAAGATGCCATACAAAGTCTCCCATTTGTCCTGTAGGTCTTTCTACACTACTAATGTGGAACTCTGATCTGAATACTTCTTCTCCTTGAGTTAAAATTAAATCAACTCCGTCACCTATTAGAGTTACTTCTGCTGGCTCATCTGTATCGGAGCTAGGGTCATAGTTATAATAAAGGTTAGGGTGTTGTAGTATTTTTTTAAGTCTGCTCTGACTCTGTGCTGTACTGTCTAAGTATCCTTGATCTAAAATCATTTGTCTATTGTTAAGGTTAAATTAAAAAACAAAAACCCTAAGTGAACACTAAACTTTTGTTTAGAGTGTGTTCTACTAAGGGTTAGTGTAGGGATTATGTAGAAAAACCAATAAGGATAATCTCGTTGTCCTTGTTTTCTCTTAGAGAAATTACTGAACTTTATCTTCATGTCTATCATCAAATTCAGGTTTTTCTCTCATAATGTAGGCAATGAACATAGCATTACACATTACGTGATGTATGTGTTCCAATTTGCTTTCTTCGTCTTGGTCTTCTCCATTAAGGAAAGCAAACATGTGTCTAAGCAAACTTTCACTTACTTGACTTACAGGCATTCCTTTTTTCCAGTTCCCACGAGAATACTTTTTTGCGCCCATCTCTAGGACTTTAACTAATCCTTCTAAAGATTTAAAGTCTACTAAAGACCATTGAAGCTTACCTGAGTTATAACGAAGTGCTTGTGTTCCTTCGTTATAGTCTTCCATTGCAGGGAAATCATTTGCCATAATTAACGCATTAAGGCTCCTGTAGTAGTTTGAGAAATAGGATTAGCGGGTTCTACTGTTAAGATAACTCTTCCAAATCTCATTGGAACAATCTCAGTAACCTTACAGATTACTCCGTTGCAATTAACAAGAGTACCTATTTGAATACTCTCTGCCGATTCACTGTCATTGTAAGTGACGATGTTATCACCGTAGTGATAATCTACATGTGGTAAGCCCACGGCTTCCACTTTGTTTGTTTCTGTTCTTGGTTCTATAATGTATAACATAGTTTTTATTTTAAATTAACTTAGTTCTGGTACTTCCACTCCCAGGATTTCTCTTGCAAAGGTAATAACATCTTGGATAAACTTATGGACTTCCTCCTTCTTTCCCTTAGAAAGTGAGAGAGGAGTTTTGATGAATTGACCCTGAAACATAATCTCTTCGTAGAAGTACTTGTCCTTAAGGAAAGCAACTACGTCTTCTTTGGTGTATACTTCCCCTGTAAGCGACTCAAATCCTCCTCGGATGATAGGTACTAGGGTACTGTAAAAATAAGCCAACTGAGGGTTTGTTTTCTTTGAGTCGATTCGTGTGATACAAATCTCTACATCTACTTTGGGGTCCTGTTTCATAAGTTCTCTAAAATAAGACTGCATTAACTCTCTATCTCCTTTAAGATGGACAGTACCATCTATATTAAGAGATAGAGATGCAGGTATGTAAACTCTATTTATCATAGTTTGTTGTTTGTTCTCTTTTCTATTTCTTCTAAAAGCAAAAATGCCAACTCTTCGTCTTCGTCTATCTGGCTACTTGCATTTCTTTTCTGCAAATATCCATCTAAAATCTTAACAAAGTAGGCATTTTTTGCTTTAGCTTCATTAATTGCTTTACGTAAATCGTCATTAACAAACTCACGAATGAATTGATACTGTGTGTTAACTGCTCTAGCAAGAAGATAAGTTCTTCTTACTTCTTTTAATTGTTCGTCTGTCATGCATTAAGCAGGTCTATAAATTTATAATATTTTCTATTGAGTCTGATACAATCATCACTGTCAAGGTATATTAGATCAAAGAATTTTTTAAAGTCTGCTTTTCTCTCCACCCAAACATCATAGTGATTTGTTCCTAATCTACTTCTTAATTTACTGTATATCCCGTTTCTACTCAGAAACTCTACAATTTGTTCTCCTAACTCTAGACTTCCCGTAGTTATCTTGCAGTAGTGTCTTTTATTATGTACAGACCCATCTCCGTCAAATATTCCTCTCAGTAGGTGATTACTGAGTGGAGTCTCCAACTTAAGAGTTAGTGATTTTTTAGGAGTAATTCCGTAAGACATTAACTTGCTTACTATCTCTCTACTGCAGAAGTGCATTACATGTAAGTTATTACTCTGAAGATGATAGTTAGCTCCACAGTAAGCGATAAACTTATCTTTTATCTCTAGGTCTGTGGTAGCTAAAGATAATCTGTGGCTCCTATTTACACAGGATATATTGCCGTCAGCTATTATGTATCCTATCCAATACTCTGAATTTTTGTTTCCTACAGTAAATAGTTCGGGATTAATTGTAGACTTTCTACCTGATCCACGTGCTATTCCATATTTCTTAGCTACGATAGACGGGTAGTCCTTGTATACATTTAATCTCTCACATATATCCTTAATCTCTAGGTTTTCTTTGTATAGAGCTAGGACTTTTAGTTCCAAATCACTATTGTATCGTTTTTTCATGCTACAAATATAGTGTTTTTTCTAGTTTATCCTACCATATTTATAACAAATCCTGTAACTTTATCACTTTTACTTCTTCCAATACCTTGCATGGGCAGGTTCTGCGCCTAATCTAACTCTTTTACAAAACTTAGCAGCAGATTTTTCCATAGCTTGCTGAATAGCATTTGAGCATTGTTCTACAATTGACTCAGGACACTCTATTAGGTACTCGTCATGGATTATATTTACTATCTTAACTGTGTTAAACAGATTCTTAGGAATTAAATAGTCTTTCCAGAAGTAAATACCTGCAAGTTTGCTTATCTCAGCGCTCTCTCCCTGTACTCGATAATTCAATGACATTCTCTCAATATCTCCTTTCTTGCGGAAATACCTAGATACTTTGTCTTTCATTGTTCTTGCCGTAGGAGTATCACTATTCTTAATCTGTTTGTACCTTTCCCAGAACTCTTTACTCTTTAGTTCCTGTTCTATCTCTTTAAACTCTTCAAAGTAGTCTACATAACACTTCTTACCAGTAACAGGCGACAGTAATACATACCCTTTTTCAACTCCAAACTTCTTTGCTTCGGTGTAATACCTATCTAAGTCTGGAAATGCTAAAAAATATTTCTTGTATATGTCTTCTCCTTCTTCTGGAGATAGGTTAAGTTGATCTGATATAGCCTTTGCTGAACCTCCATAGGCCAAAGCAAAACCAATAACCTTACTTTGCTGTCTTTTGTCTTTATGCTTCGACTTAATCTCATCTAAAGATAATCCGTTTAATTCTTTAAACATCTTACTTGCGATAAAACTCACTTTGTTATCGTATAGGCTCTTTATCCTATACATCTGCACTTTCATTTTTAAGTTATTTGTGCAGGTCAGACTATATCATCAGTTATATACTTTATTATATTGTGGGAAAATGCAATTAACTCCTCTTTAGTGGCATTAGACTTCATCCTGTTCGCCCTCAGAGAGATAATTTTAACATTTCCTTTTATGTAACCTTTTGTTGGATCCATTCTATCCATACTCGGAGAGTATTCGTAGTAATTTGCTTCTCCTAAAACAAACTCTGTCCCTAGTATAGGACAATGAGTAGGTATGAAAACATCTTCGTATTCTAAGTTGAACTCAACTCCTAGGCTTCTAGCTCTAGATTTTGCGTTCATAAACATCCTTGTTATAGGACGTTTATCATAACATTGTTTTCTTCTTTTGTTTTCGCAAATCCTACAACTACTCCTTCTACCTACAACAACCTCGCCTTCTTTGTTTCTAGAATGAGATGTTGCAAATTCATCTTCGAGTTTTGTTTCACCGCATGTGTTACATCTTTTCATGCTACAAATATAATATATGTAGCGCAATTATCCAATATAATATTTCAAAGAACTGTTGGGCACTCTTGGTAGCTTCATCACTGTTCTAGTGGTATGCTACTAGTCGTTGAACCTTCTATGTATCCCTACATAGCTTGGCTGCTGATTGTCCTCTTCAGGAGTTTCCAGCAATTCACCCAATTTTACATGCACACTTGTTTATGCATGTCAGAAAGACCCTTATCATAAAACTCTAACAAAGATGGGTCTAAACATTGATTAGCTAAAACTACAGATTCTTGTGCAACGTAGTCGCAACTTATCAAGAGATTACCATCTTCAGCTACAAAGCAACTACGAGTCTCTTGGTCTGATGGAATGTTTTGAAAGTTAAAGTTCTTTACGTTACCAGATTTACCACCACTAGATAAGCGTCCTGTGTTCATCAACTGCTTAAACTGTGTGTGGATTCTTCCGCTTACTGGATTAATTTGTTCTATCCAGTTGTAACCATAAGTTCCTATGTCTTTCTGTGCTTCTTTAAAAGAGAGGTAGGTATTAATAATTGGGTACTTAGAAGCAAACTTACCTAAGTGACTTGCTTCTATCGTTTGTTTCTTGACTCCTTTTTCTACTACAGTTGTATTTACTCCTATAGCTTCAAAGAATTCTACAACCTGTGAGGGTGAGTTCCAGTTTACATTAATCTTGTTACCTGAAGAGAACATGTCTAGTTGATA